ATTTATTCAAATAAAAATTGATTTATTTTTTATTAACATAAAGAATAATTAATTATATTTAATAAATGGATCATAAATTTGAAATATTTCAATATCCTCAAAATACTAAAAATATAATGGACGTAGAGCTAGATACATCATTTGGGACTTCTCCAACAAAACCATTATTATCTTTAGGATTTATTCATTTCGATCATCAAACTAAAAATAAAACTGAGATATTTGGTACAAAATTGAAGGGAAAAAAATTTTATTTAGTTACAAGTGAATTTGAACATATGATTGAAAATCATGAAGAAGATCTTAATTTTAAGATTAGTAAAAAATTTAAAGTAAAAGATGGATGGTTATCTAGAGCTGCATTTAAGATGTGGGAAATATTAACATTATTTAATTTAACTGATGAAAAATCTGGTATGAATATGTTACATTTAGCGGAAGCGCCTGGTTCTTTTGTTCAATCTATTATTTCATATAGAGATACTAATTCAAAAAAATCTTCATCAGATAAGCATTATGTTGTTAGTATTAAAGATAGTGATAAGACAGTTCCTTCGTTAGATAAATTATCAAAAGCGCTAACTACTACTCAAAAGAAAAAAGTTAAACTACACAAATATACTAGTTCTGATATTGGTGATTTGACGAGTTTAACAACACTTCAAAATATTGTTAAAAATAACAAGAAGAAAGCTGATTTAATTACAGCAGATGGTGGTTTTAACTGGACAAATGAAAATTTTCAGGAACAAGAAGCATATAGATTATTATTAGCTGAAATTATAGGTGCAATAATGAATCAGGCTAAAGGTGGTCATTTTGTAATTAAATTTTTTGAAACATTTACAGAATCAAGTATTAAATTAATTGAAATTCTTAGTCAATTTTACAAAAATATTTTTATTTACAAACCACTTACAAGTAGATCAAGTAATTCTGAAAAATATGTTATTTGCGAATCTTTTACACTATCAGATGAAAAAGTAATAAAAAAACATGTTACAAAATTAGTAAAATTATTAGAGGAAATTAATAAACAAGAAGTTATGAATAATTTATATTTACAAAATTTTGCTACTAATTATGAAATTCCAATTGTAACTAAAATATTTTTCAAATATATGAATACTAATTTAATGATCAAGCAAATGAAGCAAATTAATAAAATGATTAATTATATTAATTCTGATAACTATTTTGGAGATGAATATCATAGTTATAAAAAACAACAAATTGATGCTACTGAATTTTGGTATACAAATTTTATTGAAAATTCAAAGACTATTTCATATAAATTTGTTGAACAGATTAAAAAGAATAAGTCTGATATAGAAAAAGATCTAAAAAAGTACATTAAAACATAAATATTCTTTGAATATTAATTGAATCATTCTGATTCTATAAATTTTTTTATTCCTTTCGATTTAAAAAATTTTCCATATCTTTCTTTTTTTTATCAACATCAACACTATCTTTACCAATTACAGGGTAAAGAAATTTTTCAGCTAATTGTTCACCCATATAAATCTCTGCTTTCTTTCTATCTATCTCCCCATTATTAATTTTCTTTTTCATTTCAATCATCATATTCAAAATATTAAGATCATGACCTCTTATTACTGCTCGAAATATAGCAGGATATTTCTCATAAAATGACTTGAATATACTCATTAAAGTATCTTCATATTGTTTGTTATTTTCTTCTTTTAATTTTTTAAATTTATCTAATTCACAAAATTTCCTTATCATTTGTGAATTCTTTTTTATCTCATCGAGATCCATATTATATATTTTAAATACACATTATTTTAAATATATAAACTACCATAAATTATGTTTTTTGTAATTATTTCTTACTAGGTTTTTACAATTCTTATATCCTATTAATTCTGAATAAAGTGGATCTAAACTTTCAAATAGTTCTTTGTATTTTTTTCCATCTGAAATTAAAAAATTTAAAAGCTCCTCATTTTCAAATATTAAATCACATCCTTGTTCTGAAGATATATATTTATTATCATAACGTTTATCAATTAATATAAAACCATATTCTTGTCTGTCATGATGACTTCCTATAAAAACTATATCCCCTGTTTTAATATCTTTATCATTATGTAAATAATTTTGTAATTTTTCATCAAATTCTTCATAATCAATAGTTAATCCTCTAAATGAATCATACTCAGGTTCTAATTTTTTAACTATATTATAAAATTTAGCCATTTATAATAATTTAATTTAATTATTTTTTTTAAATTCAATTTTTATATTAAGATTACTTTATATTTTATTTATATATGTCAGAATATATTTGTTATATCCTAAAATGTAACAATTATACTTATAATGGATGTACTAATAATTTCAAAAGAAGAATTAGACAACATAATGGTGAAATAAAAGGAGGAGCAAAATGTACTTCTAAAAGAGGTCCATGGGAACCCTATTGTATTATAACTGGGTTCAAAGATAATATAGAAGCATTACAAACTGAATGGAGAATTAAACGAGTTGAAGGTAGGAGAAGAGCCCCTAAATATTGTGGAGCAGAAGGACGAATAAAAGGATTAAATCAAATACTAAAATTAGAACAATTCACAAGTAAAAGTCAAAGATTAATAAAAGATATGGAATTAACAATTTATTTACATAAAGATTTTCAACATTTATTGGATGAACAACCTGATAATATTACTATAAAAGAATTAAATGATTATTTTATATAATATATTTATATGGATTATAAAAAAAAGTATTTTAAGTATAAAACAAAATATTTAGAATTGAAGAAACAAATTGGTGGTGAAACTCCAATAGAAATAAATGATGAAATTAAAAAATATATTAAGAAATGGGTTTCAATAGAAAATATAGTATGTAGACATGGAGATAATCCTCCATTAGACATTGGTAATAAAGTTGGTTTTCGTTCATTTATAGATGATTCAAATTGGAAAGGAAAGAGAGATGAAGAAAATAATGTAATCGATAGTTGTGAAAAAATAGATCTTGATAATTGTGAAAAAAATGATAGATGTAAAATTTATAAATCCTCTAAAGGTGAAAAATGTATCAATGCAAGTAGAATTAAATTTTTTGAAGGAAATGAATTAGCACAAAAAATAACAGGTAAGTTTGGTGATAAATTTAAATTATATTATACCATTCCTTTTAATTTAGATGATATTAAAATATCATTATATTGTCATATTTTAGTAAATAATAACGATATATATGTATTATTCAATTGTGGGAAAATATTTGATTCTAATGCTTTATATAAACAAGAATTTATTGAGTATTTAAATAAATTATTTTCTAAAATCATGAAATATAAATTTAATAAACTAATATTATGCGGTTACAGTATGGGATGTGTATTAGCATTAAGATTTGGGTATTTTATTTTTAAAAATTTTAAAAATACTTTTTTTAACAAATGTTTAATAATTGGTGCGGCTCCTTTTAAATGGATGCCTAAAGATGAAAAAGAATTTAATAATCTTCCAAATGTTTTTATTTTTATTAATAAGTTATTTGGTTATGATCGCATACTTATTGAAAATGAAAATAATGAAAAAAATTTTAATTTAAATTTACCATTATATGTTTTACAATATGAATTTAATGAAGATGCTGAAACTAAAGCAAAAAAAAAAAAAGTAGTCTTTTCAATAAAAAAAATAATTGAATTACCAGAAGACCATTGTAGTAAAAGAAATTTTGATATTTGCCATAACTGGACTAGTTATTTTGATGGATTTGTAAAAGCTTTAAAATTTACATAAAGATTTTCAACATTTATTAGATGAACAACCTAATAATATTACTATTAAAGAGTTAAATGAATACATATATTAATAATAAATGAATGTTATTAATATAATAGCTATTATTGGTATTATTATATCAGGAACTGTAACTAGTATAATTATATTTAAATTTTTAAAAGATAATAATTTTTGTATGAGTAGACCAAGACGAAGAAATAGAACAAATCGAATTAGCCCTGAAATGTTTCATGCTCTAGCAAGGATTATTGAAGAAAGAAATAGACAAATATGTGAAATAGAATTAAAAAGTAGATCTGATAATATCTCAAAAAATAAATTTATTGTTGTTGTTAACCCTGATAATAAAATTGTTTTAGGAAGTGAAAACGTTTAATTCTTTAAGTAATTTTATTGGGGATAGTTATAATTTAAAGAGTAAATATTTTTATTAATATATATTTAGAATGAGTTCCGTAATTGTAGAACCGCAAACCGCAAATGTTATGAATGCTGTAATGTGTGGACTAATGTCATTTGGTCTACTAGTTACACCACAAAAATTTATGCAAGGAGGTGCATATCAAAAACCCTGGTTTCAAAATTTACCAGAAGCAAGGGATAATAGATTATATTATTTAGGACAGTTTATGTCATTTTTAATGCTAGGAGGATGTTTAGTACCAACTTTAATGGATCCTAGTTCACAATTCTTATGTTATCAAATGGCATTAATACATGCAGTAAACATAGTACATACATTAGTTTTTATGTGCTCTTCTGCATATGAAAATGCAAGACCAGTTACTAATGAATCAAAAGGACAATGGTATTTTATGACAGTATTAAGTTTTGCATTTTTTATTGTAACAGTATTAGCTGCATCTCATTCAACAGATAATGTTGTTGATTCAAGAGAAACAAGAGTTGATAAATCAGTTGCAAATACTTTAATGTTGTGTTTTAGCAGTGTTTTTGGAGTATTATTTATTTCAGTTCCTAGATTACTATTATCTTTCTTTTGGAGTGATGAAAATGATAATGAAGCACAACCAAATACTGAATCTAAAGAAAATACATCACCTGAAGAAAATGCAGTTCAAGCACCACAAAAAGAAGTGAAAACCGTAATGGGTTTTAAGCTATTAGAGATGACAGATCATGAAAAATGGTGGGCTAGATGTATTGGTACAGCTATTCTTTGTTTAAATTTAGGTGTTGCAATTGATGCTAATATTCATCAACCATTATATACAGCAGGTTCTTTAGTTACTGTTTCAACATTAACATTATTAAATTTTCATCAAGTTGTAATGAGACCATATAAATCAATTTCAAATAGACAAATCTTATTATCATGGGTACCTAATTTAATTATGAGTGCAGTTGTAATTGCTGTATTAACTAGTGCTGTATTATTAGCATAATAAAAATTGATTTTTTTATTTATTATTATTATTTATATTAATAAATATGACTGATAATTTAGATTTAACTAAATACATAAAATTAAAAGATAATGGTTATTTTAAACATTTAAGAAAATTAACAGATCAAGAAAAAGAATGCCAAGATGAAAAAGGTAAAGCAGATAAAGAAAAACATATAAAAGAAATGGGTGTTTGGAAGCAAAAAAAATACTGGTATCTAAATACTTATTATAATCCAAATGATAATGAAAATGATTTTTTTTTAGATTTTGATCGTTATTATTCACTAGCAGAAGTAAAAAAAGCTGCAATAAAAAAATGTGAAGATGAATCAGTATTAGAAAAATTATTTCAATATGATGGTAATGATACATTTAAACAAGGTAATATTAAGATTAAATGTGTTACAGATGATGATGATTTTGATTAAAATTGAAAATTTTATTTATAAATTCTAGTATAAAATTATAAACATGTCAGGTAATTCAAGTTTTAATAAAAATAAGTTAGGAGATGCAGGTTTAAATTTTGAGATGCTACCACAACATTTAAGACAATGGGATGTATTAGGTGATAAATGGGTTGTTGTTCAAAAAGACATTAATACGATTGATAAAAATAAAATTCCAGTTGGTCATACAGATTATTCATGGAATAATAATGGTAATGTTCCAATTGGACATACTAATTATTCTATAGGTAATTAATCATAATCTTTATTTTTTAATAATCGAATTTCATAATTCCATGCAGTAAAATATTTGTAATGAACAGCAAAAATAATAAAATGTGCTACTAACAATAATATTGTACCGACACTTACTAAATATAATGAATCATAAATACTTGAATAATCATTACAAAATAATATTGATTTTTGTAGTTGTGTTTCATAATAATTTATTTGTTTTTCTGTATCAATAATAGTCTGGTTTAATGTCCAAATTACTGACCTACCTTCTGCAATTGACTGTGTAGGATTAAATACAGTTAATTTCCTACCATATTCATATTTCATTGGTGACCATTCTGTTTTTTCATTAATGTAAGTATTTGTTTCAATATTATTTAATTGATTCATTGCACTATTTTTAAATTGATCTTGTAAATCAATAAATTTATTATATTCATATAAAAATTGAGTTGTTATATTATCAGCTTTTCCAATATACTTCTTTGCTTCTGATAAATATAAATATGCTTCATTTATAGTTTTTTCTATAAAATTTTTGTATAAATGACATGTTTGTAGTAATAAATATGAAAACATTGTACTAACTGATGATACTGTAGATAAACTTATTGTTAATAAGTAAAATAAAAAAATTAAAGTAGTTCCTAAAACAGCCCATATTATTTGACATGTTATTTGATTACATTTTTGAATCTTTTTACATTTTTTAGTTTTACAACACTTACAGCAAAAACAACCTATTTCTTTATTTTTAAATAACTCTCGTTTTGTTTCAATAATTCCTACAGATAATCCATGCGAAAATACACATGTGTGTAAAATTAGCAAAGATCCTAATAATAGATACAAATATGTAGATACGTCAGATAAATTACTATTATATTTGATCAAAATATTTTGACATTCTGATAAATTAATACTTATCATAATTGTAGATACAATTGTTAATATTAATCCTATTGCCGCTCCCAAAGGAAAATTACCAATACTCGTATCATATATATATGATAAGCATTTTACTCTATTTAAAAGTTTTGTTTTATTATTTGATTCCTCACTTGATTCAGATTCATATACATAAACTTGAGTAATATAATTATTATTATTTATTTGTGAAATTTTATTTTCTGGTTGTATTTTTGACATAATTACTTATTTTAATAAATAAAATTTTAAATATAAAAATTATTTCATTGTTTATTATCAAATTGAAAACTTCCATAAAGATTTAGTTTTTTATCAGATGGTTTACGTGGGTTAAACCAACATTTTGTATTACTATATTCATATACTTTTGTACTTCTATAGAATCCTGATAAAATACTACCTTCATCACAATATAATCTACCTTTTAATTTATTATTATATGCATAACAACAAATTGTATGTATTTGTTGACAAGTATACGTACCATAAATTTTTGATTGAATAACTTGTTTTGCATAAGCTTTTTCAATATCCGATAGATTTTTTGGATATTGTATTATTTTTGAAATATCTGTAAATGTAGTATGTACTTCTGATTCCATACCGGACCAAGATTCTTTATAATCCATTACAGTTGCCCAATCTTTCCATGTACATACATCTGGTATATTAAAAATATTTTGTGCATATAAACCATCATTACTTGCTGATAAATAGATTTGTCTGATTTTATCATTTCGTATTTCATATGGCCATAATGTCCATATAAAACAGAGATAAGCACATTTATTTAAATTTTTACAAACATAATACCAATCAAATGTATTTGAAATTTTTTCTATTTTATCTATATTTCTTAATATAGCTGGAATTGCTCTTTGAAAATCATCAAAGTCTATTCCTACATATTCGTAAGTTGATGCTAAATGTTTACTATTCATAAAGTTTATTAAATTTTCAGTAGAATCACCAATACTATTGTTAATAAAATTTTTACAAAATTTTAGCCATATACTTTTTTCTTGACTCATAAAAATATCCCTAACTTTACTTATCGATTGAAAATCTATATCTTCAATTGATAAATTTTTGAAATCATCAGTTACTGATACCATATAATATATATAAAAAAATTAATATAATAAATTTTTTCAATTTTTATTTATATGTTCTGATAATACTTACTAAATCTTTTTTCTTTTTTTTCTCAAATCCTTTTTGATATAATTTTAATCTACCAATTACAGTAAGCAATTTATCTTTCTTTTCTTTTAATAATTGAGAATCTGTTTTTGAAATTAATGCTTCCACCTCTTCATCAATTGATTCTTCTGATAATGATTCATTTGATGAAGAATCAGATGTTTTTAAAATTTCTAATTCTTCTTTTGGTTTTTCTTGAATATTAATAATATTACTATTTGCATTTTTTAAATTTATAGTAACAATACTAGTATCTTTATCAGACATAATTTTACTAAATTCTTCGTGATTTAATGTAAATTCTTTATTACCAAATTCAAATGTTGGCAAAAATAGATTTTCATCTTGATGGTAAACTAATATTATGTATGGTTTATATATATCTATCTCAGATCCGTCTGTTAAAATATAATTTTTATCTTTTACAGAAATTACAACATTTAAATTAAAAAACACAGACAAAAATAATATTCCAAATGAATCATTGAAATTGTCTACATTTGATTTTAAATATAATTGTTTGTTATAAGGAAAATTAGGATTTAATTTTTTTATAAAATTCTTCTCTAATATCTTTAATTTTAAAAATTTTAAAAAAGTATTATGAATATTTTCAGTATCTGTATCATAATTTGTAATTCTATTTTTTATGTAAAATAAAAAACATTCAACAATATTATATTTAATATTTTTTATTTCTTGTACTGGTAAAATTCCTCTATTTTTTAATATGTTTGTTTTTTCTATTTTTATCTCATTACTTTCTTCAGAAAGCAAAAAATTTATAGCAGTTTCTATTGTTAACATTTGATATTTAATCTTCAAGACTCTAAATATTTTTTTTCAACATTTCTTTAAAACTAAAATTCTTATTAATAGTAGAATTATCCTTTTTTATATTATTTTTCATTTTTAATTTATCACTTACTTTACAACTAAATTTATTAAATATACTTTTAAATAATACATGTGTCTGTAATAATTTTCCTTTAAAATATAAATTATTTTCACTCATTTCTGAATATAATTCTTCTTCAGTCATTTTTATATTATTCAAAATATTAATAAATATAGATTCTTCTCCTTTATTATAATTTTTATAAATTTTATATTTATTGAAATATTCTAGCAAGATTAACTTATTTTCATTTCTAAAAATTTGATCATCTTTTAAAATATTACCCATTATATAAAAATGTTTCCATGTGTGAAAAATTTTATAATCATTTTGTTTTAATTCACAATATCTTAAAATTTTTTCTTTAACATTATTATTTAATTTTGGCTTTTTTTTTACATTTGTTTTTAAAGTTTTAACAGTTTTTATATTTAGTTTATTTATAGTTTTCTTTTTGTTCTTTTTTTTATTTGTAACAGTAGTCCAACTATCCATATTATTATAATAAATTAATAATTTTTTAAATAAATTAATCTAACGCTGGTGCTCCTTCTGAAAATCTACCTGTAAAAATTATTCCCCCACTTATATCATACAAAGATCCATTTCCATGTGGAATATTCCATTTAAATTCACCATCATATTTTATATTTCCATTATTATAATATTCTATACCTTTTCCAAATTTTTCAAAATTTATTGAAGTACCTTTATATTCTAAATAATGGGTATCATTATTATCTTTTAAAAATGCAATTAAAAAGTATTTCTCATTTTTTATCAAAGCACTACAATAATTTATTTTATTATCTCTGAATGCTAGTCTAAATAATATTGAATCTTGTCTAGAGTTTCTATATAAGTTAAAAGTATCTGTAAATATTCCGATATTTATTAATTTTTTCTTATCATTATCAATATAATATTTTTTACCAAAGTATAAATCAGGATATTTATCAAAGCATGTCATTTCACATATTTCATCATGAAAACTAGCATTTATTTCTAATTTTACTTTTAAAGTATTATTAAATTTAGTAATAAATTTAATTATATCAAAGTTTTCTAATTTCTTTAATATTTCATCATTTTTCTCTTCAGCTAATTTTTTTATTTTTTCGAGTATGTAATTATTCAATAATTCAATATCACCTGTAGTTGTTCTTTGCACATTAATTTTTTTCTTTACTTCTGTTATTAATGTTGGATAATTAATTTCTTCATCTGAATCTGATGACCAATTATAATCTGAATCACTACTAGAATCTGATTCAATACTAGAATCTGAATCAATACTAGAGTCATCATTACTTGAATTACACTGATAACATAATTTTGATTTATTTGATTTATTATCATCTTTTAAATTTAAATCCTTAATTGATTTAATAATATCATCAATTTGTTTTTCAGAATTTAATTCATTAATTAAATATCTTTTACCAGATAAAATTAATTTATCAACCGTTTTATTTTTTAGATTATAACTTTTAAATGAAAATGTAGATGTTACAGTAATATCTGGTTCTAAAGAATAAGGTTTAAATTTTATAATAAACTTGCCATTAATTATTAATTTGTAACTTTTAATAAAATTACTTTTTATTAAATTATAAAATTCAGGTAAAATGGAATATTTTAAATCTTGAGTATCATTTACTAAATAATTAAATGATTCAAATATTCCATCAAATGAATAAGCAGAGAAAGACTTGTGATTATCTGATTCTACTAATGGTTTAAATGTACCAGTGAAAATAGTTTTTAAATGTTTAGTTAATTCTATTTCTAATATTCCTTGACCAGAGATTTGATTATTATAATCTCCTTTATAAATATAATTACTATTTCGTATTGTTTTATTAATAATAACAGGTCCTATTTTATTATTATTATGAGTAAATCCTTGAATAGTAAAATTATTTTTTGTAAAATTAAATTCTTTCAAAGAATTAGTAAACCCCATATTATATTTTATATCGAATTTTTTCACTAATTCAGGATTCAGATCATTTTCAGTGTATTCGATAGCAGAACCATGTTTTAAATCATTAAAGTAAGTTCCTTCAAATACTAGAATTCTACCGTTATTATATTTTTTTTCTACACATACTCCATGGCGGTTATTTTCTTTAAACTCACCATTATAAATTGTAGTAAAATCATTCTTTGTCACTAAAATTCCTTTACCATGTTTTAATCCATTATCCCAGTATCCTGAATAATTTACCTTTTTTGAATAATATTTTCCATATCCATGTGGAACTAATTTATTCGATTTGCTTGTTTTTATAGCTTCCCCCTGGTATATATCTTTATTTTTAAATATTATTGTATATTTATTATTTTGGATTTTTCTAACTGTTTCCATTTATCATGTTAATACTATCTACATATATTTATTTATCAATTTTTTAGAATCAATTAATACTCAGAGAGTATTTGTAAAAAGTAATAATAAAAATTGAAAAAAGTAATTTAAAATTTTAATACAATATATAATATAATGAGTATAGTAATCAATAAAAACATAAATGCTAAGGTAAAAAATTCATTTGAAAATTTATCTAAAGATGATGAATTTGAAGTTATGATTAAAAATTATAATTCAAAGAAAAGATTAAGTTTAAAAGATTTCATACACGTTGCTAAAGTATTAACGAATAATTGCAAGGATAAAAAACTGGAAATAAAGAAAAATAATTCTTTAGATTTAAGTTTTTCATATGATATTAATAGTTTTGATATTTATAGATTATCAATTAATAAACAAGAAGTTATAGAAAAACTATTAGTAAAATATGGAAATAGAAGAAATCATATTTTATTTTCTGGTATTGTAAAAGATTTGTTAGATGGTAATAAGAGCATTGATTTAATAAAAAAAGTACGTAATAATAAATCTACATTTGATGTTGATGAATATGATATTAGATTTAGAGTTTCTTCTGAAAAACAATTAAGCAAGTCAGAAGCTTCAAAACTATTAGAATTATCATCGGATGAAAGATTTAATATAAAAATTAGGTTAAAACAACGTGTTTCATTTACATTATTTGAAAATAAAGAATTCAAAATTGTTGCTGATTGTACTATTTCAAAAATTTCACAAAATTTAAAAACTATTAATGAAATGAATGAAAATTATGAAATTGAAATAGAAGTTATAAGAAAAAAGAATAAATTAAAATATGCTAAAATTAGTGAAAAATTAATTAGTAGTATTGAATATATTTTAAGAAATCTAAATAGTAGTGACAATATAATTAGTAATGGAGAAAAACTTGCAGTGTTGGACAAGTATTTCGAATTACTAACAGATAGGAAAAAATCAAATAATTTATACAGAATGAATCCAGAATCATTAGAGATACAACATGTTGTAGATAAAATTACAAAAAATTATTCTGTTTCTGATAAAGCAGATGGAGATGCTTATCAGGGTATAATAATGAAAGGAAAACTCTATCTAATTGATAATAACTGTAATGTAATTGAAAGTGGAATCAAAAATTCAAAGCTTTCAAATTACAATGATAGTATTATTGATGGTGAGTTAATTTACTTACCAAAATATAAAAAGAGAATATTCTTAATATTTGATATTTTATATTACAATGGAAAGGATCTCAGAGAGGAAGAGTATTTAGAAAAAAGATTTCGTCATCTTGATGATTTAATTAATAATGTTTTTAATTATGTTAAAATGGAATTAAATGATAATTACGATTCAGTTGAACAAAGTTATCAAGATAATAATAAAAAAATAGATTCTTATTTTTTAAAATTTAACAAAGCATTAAATGAATCAAAAGATGAATTAATAGTATTAAGAAAATTCTTTATATTCACATATGGTTTTTCTGAAAATGAAATATTCAAGTATTCAAAATTATTATACGAAAAATATTTATCAGAACAATGTCCATATGATATTGATGGAGTAATGTATACACCAATGAAACAAATATATACTAAAAAAATGGAAGAAGTTAGTAACAAAATTTACAAATGGAAACCTCCACAATTAAATAGTATTGATTTTTATGTTGAATTCTTAAAAAACAAGGAAACTGGAAAGGTAGAAATTGTTTTTGATAATACAACAGATGAAGAGTTTAAAAACAAACCATATATTATTGGTAATTTACATGTTGGTAAAAAAGTAGGTAATTACGAAACACCAGTATTATTCAAGTCTTTTGAGAATTTGCATATTTGTCATTTATATTTAGAAAATGGTTTTCCAAGAGACATTTCAGGTAATGTAATACAAGACAATACAGTTGTTGAGTTTTATTATAAAAACTCCAAAGATATTAATCCATTTCATCGTTGGACACCAATTAGAACTAGAATGGATAAAACTGAATCAGTTAAAAGAAATAAAAGAAAATATGGCAATAATAATATTATTGCAAGTAGAATTTGGAGAAGTATTAAAAATGAATTTAATATAAATGATATTAATAAGTTAGCTGATGATAGTATTTTTGAGACTTATCGATCTAAATTAAAAAGTAATATTGATGTTAAATTGATATCAATTGAAAGGAGTCAAGATGTATACTATCAAAAGCAAACTGAAATCGGTAAACCAATGACACGATATCATAATTGGTTGAAGACAAATATAATTTATCCTTATTGTTTCAAAAGAAACATTAGAGGAGAGGATAAAAAATACGATGTATTGGACATTGGAATGGGAAGAGGTGGAGATATAATGAAGTTTTTTACATCAAGAGTAAAAAGTTACGTTGGAATTGATCCAGATTATCATGGTATATATTCATCTTCTACTGATGGTGCATTATCTCGATTAAAAAGATTTAAGCAAAAATTTCCAGCATTTCCTCCGATGACATTTATTGTTGCAAATGCTGGTGCACCTTTTACTAAGGATGCTCAAGTAGCTTCTATTGGTAAAGTATCTAATGAAAATATAAAAGCATTAGATAAATTTTTTGGAAACGACATTTCAAAATTGAATCATCAATATGATATTATTACTAGTATGTTTGCACTACATTATTTGTTTAAGGATAAAACTACTTGGAATCATTTTACAGATAATATTAATAAAAGTTTAAAACCAGGTGGATACTTTTTGTGTGCACTATTTGATGGAGACTTAGTAGATTCAAAATTTAAAGATAATAAAATAGAATCATATTATTTTGATGATGGAAAACAGAAAAAGTTTTTTGAGATAAAAAAACTATACAAGGAGAAAAAACTTGATAATTTTGGTTTAAAACTGGATGTTCATATTTCATCTTTTATGAATCAAAATACATATATTACAGAATACTTAGTTAGTAAGAAATTTTTAATTAAGGAAATGATGGAAAAATGTAATTTAGAACTAGTTGAAACAGAATTATTTGAAAATATTTATAACAATCATAAACATTTCTTTAATGAAATTCCAGATGTGGAGTCAAATCAAAATTCCAAGTCATACTTTATGACAGTAAAAGAAATTTATGATTTAACTGATAATTTAAATAAAGCAAGTTTTGAAATGTCAAGATTAAATAGATTTTATATCTTTCATAAAAAAATTAATGATATTAAAGAACTTAATACTGTTTCTAGTTTATCAGATTCTAAATCTGTTAAAGTTAGTAAGATTAGTTTAGATAGTAGTAAGAAAACAAAAAAACCTACAAAAAAGACAAAAAAAAAGTAATAATTTTTGTATAAGTTTATTATATATGAGTTTAAATAAAAGAATTGGTCAAGAATTAATTAATTTTGATAAATATACACAAAAATTATCTTTAGTCGCAAATATTTCATATGAACAAGCCTCTATTGATATGAAAAAAAAATTAAAACAGTTTAATAAAAGTAATAAAAAAAAACAATTAGCAAATTTAGATAATCCTGCTAAAGAAATTTATAAACATTGTAAAAAAAATTATATTTAATAAATTATAGATGGAAAAGATTTTTCAATCAACTGAAGAAAGTGATAGTAGTGATTATATTAATTCTCAAGAAGATATGTCTGAATCTAATGCATCATCTACATCTTATGTTATATCAGAAAATGCTGATGAAGTATATAGTAATGTTTTTGAAGTAAATCAAAAAGGTGGTGATTATGATACAAAAGAAGTTACAAAAGAATTATCAGATAAATTAAAAGAAACAATTGATTCAATTAAAGAAAATACAACTAATATTGCAGAAAAAACTATGAATACTTTATTAACTAAAGAACAAAAAACTAATGTTCAAAAAAATATTAAAAAATTTGTTGAAAATACTAAAGAAATAATTAAAGATCCTATTAAAACTATAAATGATGCTACCGAAAAATTAACTGATATTGT